AAACAACACCACCAGTAACCCCGGCTATTGTTGCACAACCTGTATTAAGGTGCGCTCCAGCGTCAGATGTAATTCGTTTTCTTAAAATAAGACATGACGAAGACCCAAAGTATACAGGTATTTTTGGCAGTGGGATTATAATTACTATCTTCGTGAGCAAAACTAAAACCTTTACTGTGGTTCACACGGGGATAGAAAACCAGATAAGCTGTTTAGTTTCATCGGGTCGTAATTTTAAAGAAATAGATTGGGAAGGTAGAAAAAGTGTTTAAGAAGTATTTGCAGAAGTCATTTATTGTCAGACGTTTTCATCATTACGTTAGTCAGTTTGACAACTGGTTATGGATAAAGATATGGGGCAGATAGGAGAATATTATGCTTAGTTTATTAGGCTCGGTTTTAGGTTTTGGCACTAGTTTTCTACCTAAAGTTATGGACTTCTTTCAAGACAAACAAGACAAAGCGCATGAGCTTCGTTTGATGGACAAACAACTAGAGAACCAGAAGGTGCTAGGAGCGCAGAAACTGCAAATGACGCACGTTGAGGCAGATATTCGTGAGAGTGAAGCGCTATTAAAGCATGATGCTAATCTGCAAGCAAAGGCAAGTCCTTGGTGTGTGAACTTAGCAGCTTCTGTACGTCCTGTTTTGACATATGCTTTGGCACTTGAGTTTGGTGTCTTAACCCTCTGCGTAAGTATGGATTGGATGACAATGGAACAGTTTAAGATGATCTGGAATGATGAATTTCAAGCTATCTGGGCTGCTGTAGTGTCGTTCTGGTTTGGCAGTAGGACTATGGCGAGAAAGCAACAAACGTGAAAATAAATAAGGCTGGCTTAGAGATAATTAAGTCTTTTGAGGGTTGGTCTGCTGATCCGTACCTTTGCCCTGCAAATCGATGGACGATTGCGTACGGCTCTACATGGGATATTAGAGGCCGTTCTGTTACCGCTGACCACCCTCGCATCACAAAAGACCAAGGCGAGGCTTTGCTCAGACAGGAAGTGCATCATATTGAGGGCGCAGTTAGACGCCTTATCAAAACGCCATTGACTGTCAATCAGTTCTCAGCAATTTGTAGCTGGGGGTTCAATGTAGGTAGTGGTAACGTGCAAAACTCTACGTTGAGGATGAAGTTAAATCGTGGTGACGTAGAAGGCGCAGCAGATGAGTTCCGTAAATGGCGTAAGGCTGGGGGGCGAGTGTTAGCTGGCTTAGTCAGAAGAAGGGTTGCTGAGAGGGCTTTGTTTCTTACGGCTGATTAATTTATGTAGCCATTTTGATAGCGAGAAAACAGCAATGTTGTCTACGTTACTATCGTATTCACGACTACCATCGTCATAAAGATACCAAATGCCTACCAGTTTTTTCATTTAATTATTTCCCAAATCTTGCAACAAACTCAACTCAATACAAACCGCACCATGCCCCAATGCTATCGCTGCCTTAGTGCAAATTTCTAAAGATGGATAGGTTTGGAATAGCTCAACATACCCATTAAAAAACATAACCAAGCTGTAATATAAGCTATTCATGTGTGCGTTTAAATTTCCTAACTAGGTTCCAGTTAATTACTTTGCTGTCACCTTTTAAAACAACGTCTTTAAACTGCTGGCTACCCATTTTTTCTGCAATGCTTCTCTCGCGTTCTTTAACGTCTTTAATATGCGTAGGCCATCCAGAGTTATCTTCTTTTGTACGCCTTGCCATTTAATTGTCCTCTTTAGGAAGATAGACATCAACAATGCTCTGACAATTGGGGCAGCTTAGATTAGTAACCATTGAATAGTGTTCGTCTTCTTCATCAATGTCATGGTCGCCGCCCCAGATTAATTCTGTTTTACAATGCCAGCATTTCATTTTAATTGCTCTTAACAATTTCAATCTGACGGTAAGGGTCTTGCGTCCTCAACCGTTTGCGTTTTGCATAGGCTGCAAACTCATGGCTGAACCCACCGTAGCAAGTAGCTGTGTTGTTATAAGTAACCATAACGTAATACATATTACATCCAATCTTGTCTGTGTCTAACCCAAATTCTAAATCTGCGGGTTAGGTTGTGTATAATTTTCATCATCATGCGTAACTGTCATCATCAGGATAATAACCGTTTTGCTCGTACCACTTCTCCATAAACTCTATAGTCCTATCGTATGTCGTGGTTGTAATGTCATGTCCTGCATACAACCGCCTTACGAAATTAGGACTCCTAGCGACATTCATGCCGAAGAGCGTGGCAGATACACGATCCTTAGAGCCGGGACTTCCAGCTAGGCGAAGAAACTCGCGTACCTGTCCCACTAATTGTTCTCGCGTACCCATTAAAACGGCATCTCATCATCAACATCAGTCTCTAATTGCTGGGGTGATTGAGGGACGTCAGACTCCTCTTTCTTTACCCATGCTATCCATGAATCTGCGTCTGCTTGTGACTGATTAGACTCTATGCAACTTTTGGCTATAGCTAACCTAGTGATTATCTCATCTTTAGATAGCCCTTGAGAGGCGCTAGGAGCTTGCTGTGGGGCTGGTTGCGGAGCTTGTTGGGGTGTAGGGGCTACTTGACCGCCTTCAGGTGTTATCTTGCCGCCTTTACCCGGCGATTTAATGGTATAGTAAGTCGTGCCTTGATACTCTCGCGCTCCACACTCAGCCGTATACTTCATGCCTTCTTGAAATAAATGTTTATCAGAAGGCCAATAGCCAATCCAATTGCCAGTGTCAGTTTTAATAGACCCTGTTGGCTTGTTTGGTTTAGGGTCGTAAAGATTAGCAACGGTAAATGTTAATGTAGTCATATTAGTTCCTTTTATTGTCCATGATTCTATTTCAAAATACTGACTGATTTCTGCAACTGCTTCTTCTGCTGTTTTAAAACTCAATCACTTCTTCCTGTGACTCCTTGTACTGGCTGCAAAAGGGTGCAACTGCACAATAGTTCTCGCAACGAACTCTCTCGCCACGCCTCATGTCTAAATAATGGTCTGATTTTAGTTCATTGTCGTCGTTGACAAGACCCTTAGACACGCAATACTCAAAGGCTTCCTGTCTGCTATCTAACAAACGAAGTGCAGACTTTCTGTTTTGCTTCATAACAGCCCACTTTGTCGGGCGTTCCCACATTTCTGTAGGTGTGCATATTGGGAGCCACTCACGGGCTTCCTGATGCTCACGAATCCTCTCCTCAATAAAGTCTTTCTGATCGTCCTCATCCCATAAGTCTGCTTTTAAAATGCCGATCTGATGTTGCGGATAATCACGCTCAAACTTAGCCTTGGACTTTGAGTAGTCTCTGTACAAGGCGACAATCTGAATCTCATCAACCGAGATGTCGTTCTGCTCACATAGCCATGCCAGTACGTTTAACTGCTGTACCTTCTCTTCTTTAAGACCGTTCATGGTTTCCCAGACGGATGTAAACTTGTAATCAGACAGGACGTGATCTTCCCACAAATCTATCTGACCGCTGAGTGTCCAGCCTCCGACATCTGCATACAGACGACGTTCTATAATACGTTTGCCATCTACATCACCTCCACGTTCTAAGACATGGTGCATAGCTTGACCCATTAAAGAGAACAATCTATCAGAACAATCTTCGACTACCTTATGACCGTGATCTTTCATCAAACTTACTTGTCTAGGTGGAGAGATAAGACGTGTGACTGATATGTCAGAGTCCCCGCTGTCGTAAGGATCGTTCTTGATTGCATCAACAATAGGCTGCGGTAGTCCTAGCTCATTCGTGATCTTCATTGCACTTCTCCTAGTTGATCTAACAATGCAACCAGTGCTTTTGTTATGTCTTCTGCCCAAGGTTCAATTAACTCATAGTCGTGCTTGTGCAATTCAGTCAGCAAAGTAGCTTCGTTAATAAGAGCAAAGCAATGTAGGTCTATCCTGACTATCCCGTCGTGCAAAATTTTTACTTCATCCGTCATGTACTTTACTCAACACTAGATTAATAATGTCGTCCTCTACTGAAATTGGATTGACGTTGGCAAAACGATACACTTGTAATCTGCTTATATCTGTACGATTGCCATCGTGGAAAGTTTCTAGCTCGTCAATAATGTAATCTTTATCTTTCTTAAAGACCGTTGCCTTGACGGTTAAATTAATATGGTCTGCTAACGTATAAGGTGTAGTTATCTCAATCATTCGACTCTCTCCCGATTTATGTGTGTGAGCCACACTTGCATATCACTATCATATATGCAAATAAAAAATGCTATTGCAATTAAAGTTATTGTTATGATAGGCTGTTTGCATGGCTTATAAAACTATCATTCGTGATAACAAACACCTAAAGTTTATTCGACAATTGGAATGTGTCCTTTGTGGTTCGCCTTTTGTAGAGGCTGCTCATTTGCGAATAGGAACAGACGGCGCAACTTCTATGAAACCAAGTGACTGCTGGGTTTTACCTTTGTGTAGTTCACATCATAGGCTTCAACATCAAATTGGAGAGAGGACGTTTTGGGAGGGTAGAGACCCGCATTATTTATGTGCGGAACTTTATAAGCTAACTGGCCTATATGAAGAGGCTATTGCATTAATTGAAAGGGAAAGAGTCAATGATGGACGCGAACAAGCTGGCGAAACGATTAGCGGATGCTGGTAAAGAGAGAGCCGAAGCACACGCAGCCTTCAAGTTGTTAGAAGATACAGAGAAAAGTGTGCTTGCAGAGCATACACAAAAATTTATTATTAACGGGGCTAAGTCGCAAGCCTCTGCGGAGTCACAGGCAAGAGCCAGTTCAGAGTTCGTAGAGTTCTTAAAAGAAAAGGGACGACTACGACATGAGTTTGGGATTAAAGACGTGGAGTACGAGTCAATCAAAGTTTACATAGATATGCTACGAGCTAACCAAGCGTTAGAACGAGCGCAGATAGGAATATTATGATGGAAAGAGAAAAATATTTTGGCCTTGAGTTACCTGATCTTTTTTACCCTGATGCACCGGGCTGGAAAAGGACAGATACCAGTAAAGCTGCGGCAGAGGAGATAGCCCCTACGGCAAAGACTGTTCGTGGGTTAGTATTAAACGCACTATCTCAACGAGGTTTGACTTCATACGAACTGGCTGACAGGCTAGGATTGCCGTATCACACTGTCCAGCCAAGGACGAGTGAGCTTAGAGCAAAGAGTCAGATT